ACCAGCAAAAACAGCAGGGGCCCCATCCCACTTAACAGATACTGAACCATCGTGTTCTCCTTTTAACATATCTCTTAAACTACGTAAGGCAAGTATTGCTTCACGTGTTCCTTTAACTCCACCGTAGAGGACTCGGTCCTCAATATGAGTCATATGAGTATTCTTACCTTCACTTAATGTTTCTTTAAACGATTGCATTAGATTTTAATCTTTGGTTTAATTGTGCCTTGAGTAATTACATCAAGAGCAATTTGATTGAGCCTAGGTTTTCCGATATAAAGTACTTCACCTTGCATTTTTGACGGTGTTTTATTAATCATAAGAATTAAAGGATTCTTACTTAGATATCCATGAGCAGCTTTGATGTAAGGAGTTTCAACTTCTTTTTTCCACATCCTTCTTAATTTAGGATCTCTTAAAATAGCATTGATTTGACTTCCCGCAACTCCCGTTTTTTCAGTCGCCATGGATTTAATTTTAGGATCCATATCTCTAATACGTAGTCCCGCTGTTACCATTTTATCAATAGGTACTGTTCCACCTAATTTAAAATTTTTAAAATATCCAGCGCTAAGATCTCCTGCTTTTACTTCATAAGGAGCACCTTTTATTACAACATCTGCTCCGGCTGAAGCACCGCCACCAAGGTGAGCATCGTCTAAAAGAAAAAATAAAGTAGCCTCACCCGGTCCAACTCCTTTTAGATTATATGCATGTAATTTTTTAAATTGACTTGCATTAGATTTTTTTAATTGTTGAATAGCTTTATTTAATGTGCTAGCTTTTGGTGCACCTTTTATAGTTTTGTCTAAATCAAAATCAGGAAAAAAGTGAGTCCTAAATAAATGTTGAATTTCAGCTTTAAATTTTAACGAAATAAAATCATTTGGCGATAGATTAAATGATGTAATTTTTTGAGCTCTTTTTAAAAACTCAACATCGAGATCAGATACATTGACTGCAGCCATCTCATTCATATAATTTAATAATCGTTTCATGCTTTTTCCTTTAATTTTGAAACTACTTTACACTATTTATACTAATTTGTAAATAGAGAAAGTGATAAAAAAAGGGCCGTTAGGCCCCTTTTTATTCGTATCGACTTTTATACTGTCGTTTTTTATCTTCCTTTTGCCGCATTCGTTTGAGCGATTGGATCCTCGCTTTTTCTTTATTCTTAGGATCGTATTCTTGATAACCATCCAATCCCCAATCACGAGCCCATGCAGCCAGTTGATTAATGTCGTGCTTTTTAACCATTATTAATTGCTTTCAATTGTGACACCAATGATGTAGCTTCTACAGCTTCTTCTGGTGATTCAACTAGATGTTTACGTGCCGTGTATAAACGTTCTAATCTTTTCTTAACTGACTTTACTGTTCGCCGCTTCAAACTTTCTAAATGTTTTATTTCGGCCTCAACTCGAGATAACCCCAAGGCTATTGCCTTGGAGTCTCGTTGGACAGAGCGCATTACTCTGTCCGTTTTTAATCCATACATTATGCAGCCTCCGCATATTTGATTGCAGATTGCATTGCATTACTTTTACGAGTTTGATTGTAACCAAACCAGCTAGATGCTAGACGATTTTCTTGGTTACGACCTTGAACGTGGTCAGTAATGTAAGTGATGGAGTTGAAAGCCTGCCACCATGAGCCTTCAGCGTAGTTTGCACCAGGCTGAGTTTCCAAAGCATCATAACAAAGTTTAGCTGCACGTGACAGACTTTCTTGTGTAGTCATACCTTCGCGAACTCGCTTGTCGGATGACCGTGGGAATACTTCATTAATATAGTTAATGTAAGATTCCTGAGTATATCGCTTAGAACCTAAGAACTCAGCGATTTCTTTATACTTCTGCATTTTGTCAGTAGCAATGCCGAGTTGTTCTTTAACTCGTGAAGGATCGAACACTGCACGGTGTCCTACCTTTACAGCACGGTCTGCTGAATTTTCTAATGCAAAAGTTAGCGTGTTGTTACATACAACACGTATTGGAGTAAAGCGAACGTCGATTGACCGACCATACTGATGAGGATTTGAAAAAAGTAAATATGAATCTACTTGATCGCCTTTGAATAATTCAAAGGATTGCTTTACTTTGGCCAATACCCAAATGATTTGACCGTCTTTTAATGAACCAGCTGTATGCATTTCCATATCGCCAGCCATTACATACTCGTGGAAAAAATCAAAGGCTTCACTGTTTTGTACAGGATTCCAGTTTTCACCGACGTTGGTTAAGATTTTTCCATCAGTAACTCTTACCAATGATTTTTGTCCAGTAGGAATTCGTCTTCCATCATACTGAATGAATGCTTCAACTTCTTGAACATCCCAATCTACACCAGCTTTTTCCATCATTTGCTCAGGTGTAAGATCATTGCTTACAGGTACACCTAATCCATGCCAAGGAACTTCACCGGCGTATGCCATCGTTTCAACCATATGTGCCATTAATAATTCTCCTCTTTAAAAACACTATACTATTATACTACCATATTTCGAATCAATTGTAAACCCCTAAAATGCATTTATTTAGATTTTTTTCTGATTCGTCTATTCTTTGCCCACTCACCAAGAATTTTCATTTCTCGAATATTTTTGATAAATTTACGGGCAGCTCTTGCCCGCTCCGATTTTTGTAGCCGCGTTCCGCGGCTTTGATTTTTATTGACCTCAGTCAACATTAAGCGACCTCCATACTGTCTAAGTGGCTAAAATCATATTCAAAAGCTTCAGACACGAGATCATGTAGATAAGTCCAACCACATGCTGCACAAAGATAAGCTTTCTCATCTTCTGTAACAACAATATCACCCATTGAAACTGAAGCCATTTGACCGATACGTTCGATTAATTCTTCAGGACCAATGTTACCAACTTGAAAAACAAGTTCAAGGTTAGGAGCTTGGATATTTGCAACATGTGTATATGAACCTAAGCAGAAAGCACTACGAGCTTTTTCTTCTACATCATCCCCTCCAAAGGGAGTAGATAGATCCCAACGAGTCTGTCTGTTAGTATCACCTTTTAATTGATATACTTTAAATGTTTGCATAATGATTATCCTCTCATTGTTTATATATTATACTACCATATTTCGAATCAATTGTAAAGGAAAAAATGCACTTTTTTAAAAAAAGGTTTCGTTAGATTTCAACTACTTATGAAATTAATAAATTATTTAAAACTGTGTTAACAGAATCTTTGCTAATTATGACATTAGCAACTACAAATGTTGCTGGTCTTTCTGACATAGTAAACAATGAATGCTGTTTACAAGTGTTTATAAAATAAACACGGCCATCTTCCCAATTGTATATCTTTTCATCTATAATAAAATATGTGTAGGAAGGATTGCATGATCTAATTGGTATGAATAATCTGAATGAATCTACCTCAATGCCATACTGATCTCTATGAGGTGGAAAGCAACCAAGCATATCCATTTGGATAAAATGTGTTCTGCCTAAATAATTTTCAAAAGGTTTTAAAGCTTTTTCTACTAATGGCCATAGCTCAGTTTTTTCTGTAAAACTAGATTCATTTAAATTTAAATTATGTTTTATATTGTACTCTTTTACAGAATCTAAATCAGGTATACCCGATAGCCCACCGTCAAGGCTAGTAATGCTTAAGCCATATCTTGGAATGTCTTTTCTTGGATTGTATTGCACCCAATCGTTTTTATACAACTTAAGCTGTTCCATCACTTCAGATGATTGCAGTTGTAAATTTAATGGGTATACGTCGCCGTATCGTGTCAAAGAATCGTATAAATAGCTCATAGAAATATATATAAGGAGAAAGCAATGCCTGTAATTTATAACATGATTCATACAAGACCAAACACGAGTGCTGCTTGGATTGCTGATGAAGATCCGGATTTCATCTCAGATTTTCAGGCTAAAACAAACGAGTATATCGCGTCAGGTCATATTGTAAGCTTTACACACTCGCACCCAAACGATCTAGAGCATCATGCCACTCTTACGATTACAGATGAAGCAGCAGACACTGTTATCATGGCCGATGCTTCTTGGAGATATTTTGGTGATACTATTTTTGATAATTATGAACTAAAAGGAATTACTACTGTTCAAACTAGGACAGTAGAATAAGGATAACTCTCATACACATTGCCGTAATCTAGTGCAATTCTATGAAGAACCCTTTCTTCCATTCTATCAAATTCCCATCTCTTATGAATGCTCATCCATTGATCTGATAAAATAATTTGTCCATCTACCCAATCATGGTGGTAAGCATAGGATTCATCTTTTAAAATTTGGTGAACTAATTCTGAGTGTACTTCTTGAAACTCATTTTCATTTAAACCATCCATACCGAATACCTGATAAAATGGATATTATAATCCAGTAATTCCGGCTTCGGTAGTCATAACTAGATCAAAAAGATTTTTCTTATTTACGTGATCGTGAAACCAAGGTGTTGTACTATATCTTCCTTTTTCATATCCAAAATAGCATTTTAAATTTGTAATAGATTTTTTCAGGTTTTCTGACATACCTTCATAGACTTTTGCCATATTAATAAAGCTTGTTCTAGAGCCTTCCATGTGCTCTGCACCATACATCCAAACAATAGGCTGTCTTGCTTTATTACTTGCCATATTGGCATGCCATTCTAAAGCGCTTGCGTGTCCAAATAATCCTGGCTCGCCTTTATCATCTTTCTTACCTGTAACCCTGATAACACCTTCATGCAAATAAATGCTGCGTGTTCTCTTTTTATCTTTTGCTTTCATTACATTGCCAATCACCTCGGCAATACGTAGCTGTTCTGCTGGCTCTATAAATTCTGGCTCAGGAAAAACCACGACAGTTTGTTTTGATAGTAGTCGAGCTACTTCAATTATCTCATCATCAGTTAGAGACGTAATAGGGTTATGAACTCGTAAAGTCCATCCGTTATCATCAAAACTTATTTCCATTAAATATTCATTTCTGTATATGGAAAATCGTGTACTGCCAATCTAAATAGCAAACGATCTTCTGTTGGCTCTTCTACCCAATGAACTTTCTTTGTGTTTAGAATAAACATATTATTGTACATCACTCGTACCTCACCATCATCATCTTTAATACCAAGAGCACCAGTATTTTTAGACAACGGCATAAGGAAAGCAATCTCAGAATGTACATCGGCATGAGGAGGCATGCTACCACCTTTCTTTACTAAAAAGAAATCAAGCCTAAAATCTTTTGTTCTAATACCATATTTTTTGAATTGAGACAGAACAAACCTTCTGAGTTTCGTATCATGCATTTCTGGCGGAATGTGCTTTACGTAAAACTGTTTCATCAGTTCTCCGCCTGTACATTCAGGAATCTTTTCTCCATAATGCTCAAATGATTCCACATATTCTAATTTATCATAATATTCTTGGAAAAATTCCATTCCAAGATTTACATCTGTTTGTATTCCATATTGTTTCATTCTTCTCTCCAAGCTATATACTGCCAAGAGTTCGGCACCGTTTCATACAGTTCAGCAGTAAGTTTCCATTTGCGTGTGCTATTTTTATTTATTGCTCCAACAAATCTTTTAAAATAATTTGCTTGCCTTTTTTCTCTAGAAATAATAGCATTCTTTTCTACAAGCAAAGATTGGTGTTCAAGCATTGCATGAATAGTTGGTCTTAAAAGTTCACGAGTAAACTGAACTCTATTGTCTGGTGTTTGATATAACCGTGACAAAATTCTAGAACCGAGTTTAATATCCATCACACCCGAGAAGCCGACTATCCTATCGTCTCTTCTCATTATAGATATCGTATGCAAATTTTCAATCTGTTCTATTTTATAATTATCGATCAAATAATGATCGTCTTTTACAGCGTACATACACGCTTCTATCTCAACAAGATCATAGTCAGTTGTTTTTCTTGTCCATACTTCTGCTGGCCGAGTATCATTTGCAGTAGGCATAGGCGTGTATAGCCAATCATCTATTTTCTGTATAAGCAATGCTGTGTACTCTCTATTCCGGTTTCATAATCTGTTGGTATCACTTCGCCAAACTGTTTCATATAGTCCATGTGGTGGGCAACTAAAAAATACCAAACATTATTCATACGTGGTATATCTTCAAGTCCTTCATACACCATTACATCTTCTGGTGTCGCGACAACATAGGCATATTCTTTATTATAAACCTGTTCAAAAACGTCGGGTCTATCTTTTAATCTATAGTTGAGTGCTCGCCTTAACATAGTCTCGTCATCCGTAGGAATGAATGTTGAGTATAATGGTGATTGAATTTTTTGAAGATATCTTTTCATTTCAGATATAGTCATATGCGTAAAGATTGAAAACATTAATGTTACGTCGGCAGGCAGATCTAATTCTTCATCTTTACCACTTTGCCAATACTGATGATTGTAAGCATCTAAGTGGTGCCATTCATGTTCTGGCCAAATATGTCGATTTTCTTCTATAAGTTCCCAATCAACATCAACGCCCACGTACTCAAAATCGCATGGCTGATACTTAAGCATGTTTCCATGATTGCATCCCCAGTCAACCACGCGCTTTCCTTTTAATGGAACCATACGCTCAAAATATTTTCTTACATCATAGTCAAGATAGATTTTCATTTTGGTGTTTCGAATTTTATCCTAGGTTCTGGGTTTAAATGTTTTTCATAAAATTCTCTATAAGATACGCTGATATTAAACTGCAGATTTACTCTGTCGTCATGTCTTTGATTAAACACTGCATGTGGTTGTCTGCAGTTCCAAGCCCAGGCTGAACCGGCCTCAGTCTTTCCTATAGAATAAATTGTTTCATCTGAATATATTTCAAGAGGAGTATATACTTCATCCTCATAACACATAGGTGCAATAATACTGCTTGCTCTTACTGGGTCACAATGAGGTAGGACGTCAGCTCCACCGTCTATCTTAAGAAATAAACATCCATATATCTCATCGTATTTTTCTACGATTTCAAGAGCCCATGGATGAGTGACATATGCAAAGTTAAAAGCAAAGTAAGGCTCATATGTGGCAGACTTTGCTTCTTGTAATATTTCTCTATAAACATCTGGAGGAATATCGCAAAACTTTGTGGCCAGTGTCCACGGATAATTCTTTCTTCCGTGGTGCGGGCTAGATCTCATTGCATATTGATCTCTTTCACCTACTCGGCTATCATAGCCTTTCATGTCTTTTATTTTGCGATCATCTGTCTTTTCATCAACCATTCTAATACTGCTCCAGTTTGATCGAAACGATGGAATCTCAAATTCTTTCCTTTATGATGTTCAGCATGATACCCTTCGCCAGCTGTCATCACATTAATTGCTGGAACGTTGCGAGACTTGCCGCCTATATGGCAAACGCCATTCACGAGACCAAAGCCAATTAGAGCGCATACCGAAGGAATTACTGTATAAGCTACTAGCACCTGCCAACTGATTGCTAAAGCAATTAATGCTTGAACACCCCAGATGATATGCCAGTATTTATGGAAGAAAAGAATACGAGGATTCGCATACAAATCTTTTACATATTTTGGTGGAATATGCTCTACTTTCCATATTCCAAATAGAACCTTCCAAAATCCTACCTTTAATGGAGAATGCGGATCAAGTTCTGTGTCTGAGTGATGGTGATGCATACGATGTACACCAATCCATCCAATAGGACTTCTTAATCCAATTAGGTTAGTTGTCCATAGAACAAATATCTCATAAAGCCAATGCGCTTTAAATGCTTTATGCGCAAAGTATCGATGTAACCCAGCTGATACTGAAACATGAGCTATCAAAAGATACCACAAAAAACCCCAGCCTAAAAATTCCATATATCCTCCTGTTTGTTACTATTTATCATCTTCAAATACTAAATTTCCTCAATAAATTGGTGCGACTTTTCTGTTGCTAGGCAAGCCGCCAGCCCCCTGTGTTAGGCCGCTAGGGCGTAACCAGATGGTGCAAAGTTATCGTTT